CAGCGTTGACTTGCCTGACCCTGGAAGGCCCTTGAAAATCATCAGAGTACGCATTATTGGTTACCTTTTTTGAGTCTAGCGAGGTTTTCTTGGGCTGTTTTGAGGGCTCTTTCGGCCTCGACGATGCGTCGTTGTTCTGCGTTTTGGAGACGCAGCATCTCTTTGTTACGTTTTTCAGCAGCGACTCGCTCTAAACGAGCGCGTTGGTCGACGACCTCGACATGACCAGCAGTGAACTTGACCAAGAACGCTCCCACGCCGAGGTTGGTGCACTTGCCTTGTGCTGGACCTGGTCGGGTCCAGATCTTTGCGTCCTTGAAGTCTTTGACCCAACCTGAGTTCTTTCGTTGGGAGTAGGTGCAGTACCAATGCGCGATGGTCAGATCCGGGTCGTTAACGACCGCATAGAACGTGAAGCTCGGCGGCTCAGGTCTCCCATGAGTGCACCCACAGAAATCGTTGTTCTCCATGCTGTTTCGATGCCAGCACTTATAAAAGGTGACATGACCTTCAGCGCGATGCTCTTGCATTGGATGCTGACACCCTGGGCAGATTTCCATGTTGGACACTTGATCACCTTACCACGAAGCCGGGTGGGTTTTCACCCACCCGTTCAGCCGTGTTTCCTGAGAAAACGTTCGGTCAGATCAATGATGATTGCGTCGACCTTTTTCCTGTCAGCTTCCTTGCGCAAGGTCGAGGTCTTGTAGAGTTCCTCGCTCTGGGCCTCAAGAGCCTCTGCTTCCTCAACGAGTTGGTCGTAGCTGACCTGGCCGTGTCGGACTGAAAGCAGCTTCTCTCTGTCGTTCGTCCGCTTGACATTGACGACGCCGTCCCGAAGGATCTCGACGCCCATCGTCTGCAATCGCAAGAGGTGCATGCCATGCTTCGTGTCGTAACCGAACTGCGCCTCGAGCTGGGCCCGAGCCGGGTTGCGAGACTTCACCCAGTTACAATACTGGTCGTAGTGTGCCTTCGCAGCCTGGTACTGCTTCTCCCTGGTGAACAATGTCAACACGTCCTTGGGCAATTCCACTTCGATTCCCTCGCGGACGGATGCCTCAAAGGCACCGAGCTCGGACGCTGACACCTTGGACGTTTCCGACAGGTGGAAGTCAGAGCGCGACGGAGCTGCCTTGGGAGGGTCCAACAACCACGAACGATGGGTCTTGATCCTTTTCAATTGGGAGTGAGCGTAACCCGCGAAGGTGAACTTCGCCTTCTTTGACAGGAAATCGTCCTTGATGGCTCTCAATGCTTCGCCGAACTCGGTGCAGACCAACACGTCCTCTTCAGCGACGTGGAGGACCTCGATGATGTTCGGGTTGCAATCGATCGCCAGCGAGGCGAACTTGTCAAGCGAGTAGATCACCTTGTCGATACCATCGCTCTTCGAGCCCATGTGCTCGAGCTGCTCGAACTTCTGGAGGAAGCCGAAATAGCATTCCTTGGGTTTTATGCAAACGCCCTTGTAATCCTCGTCTGAGGATGCGACGTTCAGGCCGTAGGCGTGGGAACCGTGACGGGCGAGAAATATTGTTCGTTCTTCGATGTTGAAGTGCATTTGTTGATCCAGCTTTCTGCCGCAGAGATGATCTTGGGATGAGCGTTTCGCAAAACGTCTCGCCAGGGAACATCATGTGATGGCTGCAATTTCAAGACTTGGGTGAGAAAGACGTATCGTATCGGGCGACCCACGCGAAGGAGGTTTGGGTTCAGGATGAAGAGCCTGCACATCTCTGCCATGACTTCGTAAGGATTGGGCTCGTAACCCGACACTGGGAGCTCGTGTTTGGCGATCAACTTGAGGTTGTTGATGAGAACCTGTTGGTGCTTGACGTCGATTCGCTTGTTGATCTCGAAGTGAATGTGGTGACCCGTCTCGTGCGCTAGTATCCCCGGCGCTGTCATGTCCGCCTTGAATCCCGTGAACGACCAGGCAAAGCCAGGCGTCTTGGTGGGTGGACGTGCTCTATTGATGTTCACGAAGAGAACGCCGTTCCAGTACCACCCGTTGTCGTGCCATGGGTTCTTTCCCGGCGGTTTCTTAGAAGGATCGGGCACGAGCAGGTACTCTCGCACCCGCGCGATGCCGTTCAGGTCGAGAAACGACTCAACGTAGTGAGCAGCGTCTCGGATCGCAACGAACTTGTCGTAATTTGTAGGATCGACGACGAAGGGTGCTGCCATCAGGCCACTAGAATACCACTAGGAAGGCCCGGTTTTCACTTCAAGCAATCACTTGAGTTCGATGGGAATGTTGATGCCTTCTGTGGGCCTGACCCAGCTGACCTTGACCGTGAGCTGCCCGTGTTGCCATGAGGCTGTCACGGTTCTCGTGTCAAAGTCACGAGCGATCTTGTACCTGTTCGTGAACGTCTTGCCTTCCCGGGTCGGGCCCGAGACCACGACCAGGTCGTCCTTGACTGAAAGCCTCAACGCTTTCGGATCGACCCCCGGCAAGTCAACAAGAAGCGTCATCCCAGCGTCGTCGCTCGTCGAGCTGTACCCTCGCAGGTCGCTCGTGGGCGTGTACTTGCTGACCTCTTTGGGTTCAGCAAGCGGCGAGCCGGGTGCAGGTGTAGTCACCAATCGGGTCGAAAACAGGTCACCAAGGAGACCCTCGAACTCCTCGAACATCTTTCCAAACGGGTGATCTTTTGCCATGACGCGATAGTAACTGGTTAGCATGTGATTTTCACTCCTCTGCCAAAGAGAGTAATCACCCTAACGACGTTGGGAAGGCTAGTAACCGCTTTTGATTCGCTCGAAATTGACGTCGCCCTTTGCGATGTAAGCGTCATACAGTTCTTCCAACGTCACGCCGCTGGCGATGACGAGCTCAAAGTACAGGTGCAAGGCGTCGACGAGCTCTTCCTTGTACGCCTCGCGATCGACCTCAGGCAGATCTGTCGCTCGGTGTGATTTTGAGTTCTTGAGGTGTTGTCCCGCCTCGAACAGCTCTTCCATCAGGTGGTTCCTGATGTCCTTAAGGAACTGTTGGCCTTTCTTCGTGGTGATGTCAGTGGGAAAGTTCGGGAACCCACGCTTCTCTTGCAGCAGCTTCATGAAGCTGAGCTGCTGCTGCCACATGTAGTCGAGCCTGTCGTCATCGTTTTCGACAAACATCAGAACTCCGTGATGAACTTTCCGGTGGTGGCCGACGCTGCGAGCTCGAGAGCCTGCGCCTCGAGCTTTTCGTACGATTCTTTGACCTGGCGCTGGTAGTCGTCTGACAGGACCAACACGCTCGGATCGGATGGGTCGGTGACCAGACGCACCTGGCGCAGGAGGTCCGCCCCGTCGACGCCGGTCATGATCGCCTCTTGAAAGATCTGGACCATTCGCATCGAAACGTTGTCTGCAAACTTGAATTCACTCATGGGTCATATCCTATGCTAACGAGAGCTCTTGTATCGTCTGCGTGATGTCTTTTCCGTCGATCGCATCACCTGCGCACGTCCAACCCGATCGTTGCCGCCGAGCGAACATCTCGAGGCGTTGGGTGTCAGGAAACATCTTCTCTAGGCGCTTTTGCAGGGTCGCAGGCTTGATGGAGTGACCGGCGTTCAGGTCAAACGCAACAGAGCGCTGCGAGTGATCCTCGAGCCACGGGTACACTGACTTTCCTGACGTGCCGATCAAGGCGATCTCATGCGACTGCCTGAATAGCCTTCCCATCCCGACACGGGTGCCATTGTTCCAGTCGTCCTCTTTGCGATGGTCCTTCTTTAGCTTAACCCAGACAAAGGTTTGTTTAAACGAAAACCCCCATGCTTTCATGACGTCTAGGCCCACCGGCAACAACACTGAGGGCACCCACAGCGCTAGCAAGCATCCCATCGGGTCAGCTACGTCTGCTACTGGTATCGCAGCGACCTGTGCAGGTGTCATCGTGTTGTACTGTGCTGACGCTGCTCGCTTGACCTTGCGTTTCATTTTCTTGAGGTTATCATTGAAGCCCCACGCTGGGTCAGCAACGATGACTTGGTATTTCATGCTGATTTCACCGCATTCAAGATACGAGCGTGGACCTCATCTCTCGATCCTTGGTTGTTGATCAAGTGATGGTCCTCTGGGTGTTCCTGAGCCCACTCATAGTAACCTCTCCTGACAGTAGCCTGCAAGGAGTTGTCTTTTTCATACACGTCGTCAACTTCTTGGCGCTTGAACGACGAGCCGTGAAGGATGACCGTGTCGTCCGCGTTCTTCAGCATGGAATACAGGAAGCGATTGAACGTTGGGTTGACTCCCGTGGCGTCGCCGTAGACGATTGCCGAGAGCTTCCACCTGTCTAGGACGACGAAATCACACGTCAGGCGCAACCACAGCAAAACCGTCCACTGAAAGATGAACTTGTTGAGAAACTGAACGAACTGGAACAGGTTCGGATAGTCTTTCGCTTGGCCATTTTTCAACATCCGATAGATCAGGCGATAGGTCACCCGATCGTTAAACGGGACCTCGACAAGCGCTGTCCTGTCGCCGTAACGGCCCAACACGTGGGACAAGTACCTCGATTGCGTTTGCTTGCCGACCTTGTCAGGTCCCTCGACGACGATCAATTTTGCCAAGAGTCTCATGTGTCAATAATACCTTTCGTGACACTAAAGATCAACGAACCCGTGTGTCTAGGACTTTCTTAAAGTTGTCCTCGTTCGCTAGTTCCTTGCGAAACTGCAACCAACCTCTAAAATTGCCCACGAACGGAGCCGTCCTTGACAGCTTTCGTTCAATGATGTCTTGGTTGGTGAGCGGCCGAGCGACGTGTTCGAACGGGCTCATGTGACCGCTAGCGTGTAACCTAGCGCTTAGCTCGATGTCAGCCATTGGATCTCGACGACCGTCGTGTGTCAGATAACTGACTCGAGCGCAGCGACCGACGGAAATACGCTTCGCATCATCGATACGAAACTGAGTGCAAGAAAAACCGATCGGATCGTTCCACTCGGGCGAATCATCAGGCAAGACAAACTCGTCCGGCTGCAACAGGGGCAAGTGCCACTCGCCTGGTTTTAGTTCTTTGGGCTTCGAGGCTTGGTACTCTTCCCACATCATGCCCGTTGGCTTGCGAATCTCAGGTTGTGCATCCGGGTGCAATCTCAAGCCGAAATAGTTGTCCCACTCAGTGCTAGACACGATGATGGTGTGCCAGCAAAAAGGTTCGATCAATCGATTCGCTAGTTGCTTATGAACGCCTAACGAGGCAAGCACCTTTGCGCTTGAAACTGCGTCCGCGCACGCCTTTCGCCAGGCCATTCGAGCCATGACGTCATCGTCTGAACGTAAGTCCTCAGAGGCTTGCATTCCCTTCTGGTTCTTGCCGAACGCTTCGGGCTCGAACGGATCGAGCTCAATGGCTGCGATCCGCTTCTCGACTGGGATGGCACGGCTCGAAGCGCTGTTCCGAGAAAACACGCGATGGGTGTTGAATTCCGCCAACACGATTCGTGGCAACGTGACTTCCATCGTCGTCAGACGGCTGACGTGTTTACCCCTGATCGCTATGCTGTCTGCTAGGATTTTTACTGAATACGCCATTTTCATGCTCCGTAAACGCGAACGCACTCGCGCATGGTGTTATCATGGATCTCAAGGACCTTCGGAATCGAACCGTCGGGTTCAGTTTGATAGCCTCCCGCGAGGTTCCAAACGACCGGTGTACCTGCCGCTTTCAGGGCATCAAAGACAACTCCGTCGCGGCGACGTAACTCGTCTGTCGTCAACCAACCCCCGTAAGGATCGTTAACGTGCGGATCGGCGCCAGCTTGGTACAGTACAACATCACAGTTGGACATCACTTTCATGATCTCAGGAAGGAGATTGAAAAACTGTGTCACCTGGCGAGGCTCGGTGAAGGATGCTCCGCCCGAAAAGTGTGCGATCCAATCGATCTTGAACCGATTGATGATGTCATCAGTGCCGTTACCGTAATGCATGTCGAGGTCAAGAATACCGACCCTCTTACAACCGTCAGCCTTCAAGGCCAGCGCAGTCACCATCAGTCCGTTGAAGGTGCAAAATCCCATTGACGTCGCCCATTCAGCATGGTGAAAACCCGACACGGGCGCCACAGCAACCGTTTTTGTTTGCAACGCGTGTCGCGCGCCGGTGAGCATGGCACCTGAGGTGTAAAGCAACGACGCAGCGACCTCAGGCGACTTGTTACCAAACCCGTTGCTACGCTGACACGATAACACCCCTTCGATAAAATCGCGGTCATGAGCTTGAGATAGCTCATCAACCGTCACAGGAACGGGTTCGTGCACGTCGATCAAAAACTGTCGTTGCCAAGACTCAACGACCTTCGCAGGTTTTGCAGCGCTGGGCGAGAGGCTTCTTGAGTCAGCAACCATCTTGGGAGTGTAAAAAACAGGTATTGCAGTAGCCAATGGGTAACCTCGACTTACGATCTAAGATTTAACTCAGGTCATTCTAATAACCTTCGCGCCTCTGTTCACGTGCTCGTGAAAGGTAACCCACCTTTGCGATCTCAGACCTGGTGAGCATGTTCCGTAACTGGTTGTAGTCGTCATCGTGCAAGAGCACGACATGGCTGACATTGGCTCCCAAGATGTATTTCAACCCTTGCCAGGCTCGTTTGTGCCAAGGTAATTGTCGATTGAGGCGAATGTCTAAGCGAACGTTGCCGTCATTAAAGTCAAGCGTAAACCTAACAGCGTGATCTAGACTGCCACGCTGGCAATCAAAGTGTTCTGTCTCCATTTGAGAGACGGTACTACACTTGACGTATGAATTGGTAAAGACAATCTTCGAGCAGGTCGTTCGCTTTCGTTTCAAGGTCCTCGAGCACTTGGTTCGCAGCGGCCTGTGCCTCGCGTTGGTCAGCAGGCGTCTGTGACTTGTTCATCATGATGAACCGAAAGATCTGTTGGCGGATCTCGTCAACGTACTTCGTCGTGGCCTGTCGCAGGACGAACTCCGGCACGCCTCGAAGGTATTCTTCGCGGATCGCCTTCCTAAGATCGCCGACGCGGACCTTCATAAATCACAGCTCCTCAGAAAACTCGTCGCTGTACTTTTCGATCAGACCCATCATCGCTTGCTTGAGTTTGAGAGCCTTTTCCATCAGCTGCTCACGGTAGGCATCTTGCGTCTCAGGTGAAAAACCTGCCTCGATTATGTCCATGTGAGTGTCAACGAAGGCTTCAGCGACCTTGTCAAGCACGATCGAAAACGTTTCCTTTGCAGCTGCCTCAAAGTTATGAGGCATCATGCCCATGCCAAGATCATCGCCTTCTTCGCCTCCAGCATCTAGATTCATGTCTCGATCCCACGAACCAAAACGCTCAGAGAGTTTCTTGTCTCTCGGAGGCGTGAACAGCGGAGAGCCAGGTTGACGAGTTTCGATCGCCTCGCTGATCAGGCGGCGGAGCGAGGTTTGGCTTAGCTTGACGACTTGTTTCTTCATGAGAGGCGATCGCTTTCTAAGCGATAAGTATCACCCACACTTGCTGTTGCCGCAGTCAAAGCACGTCACGCAACCCTGGATGTAGTGTAGGTTGGCGCCTCCGCACTCTGCACACGATTTCTCTGTCGTGACCTTGGTGCCATCTGGGATGTAGTGCTTGCTGAGGACCCGAGCGATGCAAGCGCTGAACGACATAATGTCGCTGTGCTTGTCCTTGCGAAGCTGTTCGATCAGGTACTGCAACGGCACACCGTGGCGCAACGTCAACGAGATGGTCCGCGTCAGGGCTCCGTAGATCGGGTTATCGAACAGCTCGACGACGTTCTTAAACACCAGCTCGTCGTCGTCTCCCAACGGGATCTTGAGGTTGTACGTGGCAATGCCATTGACCTTGCCATTCTTGATGAGCGTGCCGTGCTTGATCTTTTTAGGAACCTCGACGTGTTCCTGCAGGCCACAAAAGATCTCATAAGGTTTATCGTTGTGAAGTCCGACGAGGACCAGGTACGTCTCACCCTTGACAGTTGTCCTGTGAATGTCACACGGTAGCTCCTTCGGACGTTTCGGAGCGTGTGTCTCTGAGATGACCAGCGGTTGCCCAGACTTGTCGACCTCGCTCGTCTTATCCTTGGTCTCATTGACCAACACACCTGCACGTGAACCGTCACGATAGATGGTCACGCCCTTGCACCCGGTCTCCCAACCGTGCATGTAGATCTGCTTAACGACGTCAACCGACGTCGAGTTTGGGATGTTGGTCGTGTTCGAGATGCTGTGACAGATCCACCTTTGTGCTGCGGCCTGGACGTCAATCTTTCTCACCCAGTTAATGTCATTGCTGGTCGCACCAGCGTAAGGTGACTTCGTGACGTCGTTTTCAGTCAGACCAGTGACCTCCATCCACTTCTTGAACGCGTGGTGGTAGATCGTGTACTCCTGCCACTTGTCGCCCATGTCATCAGTGAAATCGACACGAGCGTCAGCATCAGCAGCAGTGATCTTGCGGCGACGTTTGTAAAACAGCATGAACGCAGGCTCACAGCCTGACGTCGTCTGGGTCAAGATCGACACTGAGCCTGCGGGCGCCGTGGTCGTCAACGCGATGTTACGCCGGCCGTAGCACTCGTAGTCTGCTCTGAGTTTCGAGTCCTCGTTCATGATGCGCTCGATGAACGGGTGACCTCTCTCGGTGTCATGTGAAAAGACTGGAAAGGGTGAACGATCGCGAGCCATGTCAACGGTCGAACGATACGCTGCGAGCGCTTGTGTCCTGTAGATCGATTCTGTTTCAGAAACAGAGGTTAACGATCCGTACTGGACGTTGATTGCTGCTAACGCATCGCCCAGGGCGGTAATACCCAAGCCCGTCCTACGCCCTCCCGTGGCGGCCTTCTTGATCTTGCTCCAGAGTTGTAGCTCGATTCGCTTGACCTCATCAGACTCTGGGTCATTCTCGATCTTTTGGATGATCGCGTCGACGGCCTCGAGCTCAAGGTCGACCAAGTCGTCCATCAGCTTCTGTGCCTTATAAACGGTGTCACGAAAGTCATCGTAATCGAACGATGCGTCTGCTTCAAACGGTCTCTTGACGAAGGCGTACAGGTTGACCAACAACAGGCGGCAGCTGTCGTACGGAGACAAGGTGATCTCACCACACGGGTTCGTCGATGTCGAGCCGTAGCCAGCGTCCTTGTACGCGTCAGCGGGTCCCATCCTCGACACCGTGTCCCAGAACAGCAACCCTGGCTCGGCCGCAAAGTGTGCTGCTTCGATGATCTCGTTCCAGAGCTCAACTGCATTGACGTCGTTCTCAATGATGTGCTCGACGTCTTTCTCGACCGGAAACCTGAGCTGTACCTTCGTCTGGTTCTTGACAGCGTTCATGAACTCATCAGAGAGCCTGATGGAGATGTTCGCTCCCGTCACCTTCTTCAGATCACGCTTGATGTTGATGAACGTCCTGATCTCAGGGTGATGGACGGAGATCGTCAGCATCAATGCACCGCGTCGGCCTCCCTGGGCGACCTCACGACACGTGTTGCTGAAGCGTTCCATGAACACGCCGATGCCATCAGTGGTTCGGGCCGCGTTCGAGGTCGTCAACCCACGAGGCCTGATCGTCGACACGTCAAAACCGACGCCGCCGCGACGTTTCATGATTTGCGCCTGTTCCTGGTCGGCACGTAGGATGCCACCGTACGAATCCTGAGGCGATTCGATGACGAAACAGTTGCTCAACGACTGGTACTGGTACGGGTTTCCGACGGCAGACATCGGGCTGCCTTGTGGCACCACCTTCCAAGACGCGAGAAGGTCGTAGATTTCACTTTCTGACAACGGATTAGGGTACCTGCTTTCGATGCGAGCGAATTCTCTTGCTAGCCTCCTGTGCATGTCAGCAGGAGTCAGCTCATATATGTTCGCTTGCATGTCACGTAATGCGTACTTTCCCGCAAAGACCTCTGCTGCTAGGTTGTCACCCTTGAAATACTCAAGTGAGGCACTACGCACTTCATCGTAAGTGTACTTCATCATCAAATCGCTCTCTCAACGCACGTCAACAATCAGCCTAGTCGCCAACACGAACGGTCACGCAAAGCTCAGATACCTATTCAGCACCGTTCGGTTCGACGGACTCTGCCTTTTGCAGGATGTTGTCCTTCTTGACCTCGAGCCATTTGTCCCTCAGCGCTCGTTTGAAACCTCTCTCGTCCTCGTTGTGTGTCTCTTCTGGGCTCGCCGCTCGACCGATGATCTCAAACTTGCTACGTGCCGTGTCGATCTTCACTGGGTAGACGATGCCGTCACGTCCTGCCCTGTTCTTGGCGATGAACAGCCGACCCATGCCTCCTGACTTTTCGTGTGCCTTCCTTGATAGGCCCAAGACGACGTCAGCGACCTGTGCTTTGCCATACGCCTCGCTCATGTTGCCGAGGTCGACGACGTCAGCGCTGGCGCCTTCCTTGTTAGATTGCGACGCGGTCCAGACTGGGATCAGCTTCTCACCCGCAAAACCACGCAACTCTTCGTAGATGAGCTTAAGCTCGTGACGCAGAGAGTCGTACTGTCGGGTCGACCTCATGATGTCTGCATAGTCAATGACGATCAATCCTGGCCTGAATCCCTTCAGGTCCAAACGCTCGATGTGGCTACGCAACGTGTAGATGGTCGCCGTGTTGGTCGGAAACTCCTTGATGATGAGTCGACCTAGCTTCATCGACTTGTACTGAGCGATGATGTTGTCCTTGGATTCGATGACGTCGTTAGACTCAATGTCACAGAGGTTAGAATCGTACCTACGTCCGACCGCGGACTCTGACAGCTCGAAGGTGTAGTGCAACACGTCGACGCCGCTACGTAAGGCGTTAGCGCCCAGGTAGGTGAGAAAGTGACTCTTACCGACACCAGTGGGAGCGACGACGACGCCGATCTCACCAGCACCTAGGCCACCATTCAGGATGTCCTTGCGATCGAGCTCGTCTAGGCCCGTGGCGACGCAGTTGCGTTGCAACCGAGTGAACCTCGCCTCGTAATCTAAGAAGAAATCGTGTCCCAATTGTGGGGTCGTTCCGACGCAGACCGCTCGCTTGATCCCTTCGACGATCTGTTCGTACTTCTCAGCCTGGATCTGATCGACGGCGCTCTCTAACGCTTGCTTTAGGGCTTGCTTGCGACAGAAGTCAAGCGCTTTTTCCTTGACGTACTGAAGGTCTCCCGGGTCTGGGTTCGAACGCATGCGTGTCAGGTAATCGATGATCTGGTCACGCAACACCACGTCATTGCCAGACTTCAGCTCATCACGGATGATCGTGACCAGCAATTGCAACGTCGGAAACACCTTGTACTTCTTGGCGTGACCGAAATAACGATCAGCTAAGAACACGAGATACTTGACATCAAGGTACGACGTGTCGAAGACCTCGAGCGTCTGCTCAGCAAATTGCCGGTCTGACAGTAGCGCTTGGACGATCTTTTCTTGAAAGGACTTCCCGTACTGACCAAACGACGGAGTTGTTTCTATGCTCACTTGTTTTCCTTAACGTGTTGAGTCACTTGTCTGCGGTCTTGTACTCGAGACCATCGATGCAGTTGAAAGCATAAAAGAAGCTCTCGACGTCAAAGTCGCCGATACCCTCCTTCACCAACTGCTTTACCAACCCCATCCTATCGACGCGGGGCTTGAATGTACTGACCAAATGATCGACCGACGACTGTTGGGTCGCTGACAGCATGCTGCCGTCTAGAAACACCAGCTTCCAGTTTCTTCTGACGTCATCCTGTTGTTCGATCACCCGACGGTGAACGATGCTATCGTCCTGGTGTGCAGCAGCGTAATCGAACACCTCTTGCAACAAGATGTCCTGTTCGGTGCCCAAGAACGGATACATCTTGGCAACGGTCTTGAAACCGAGACCTTTGATGCCAGGGACGTTGTCACCTGGGTCGCCACACAACGCTTTAGCGAGAGCGAAATTCTGGGCCCTGACACGGAACTCAACGAGCACGTCTGGCTCCGTGATGTACGTCTTCTTGTGCAGGCTGTAGACCTTCGTCTCCGCGTCTAAGAGCTGATAGAGATCCTTATCAGATGACGCGATGACCTTTGGTACGTTTCTCATCAGACCGCGACATAGATAGGCGACCACGTCATCACCTTCACAGTCTGACACGTAGATCTGACACACGGGAACGCACTTCAACATGCTCAGGAGGGCGATGACCTGATGTTTTTCATTGTCCTGGGTGTCTGGGATGTCGTCGTCATAGAAGCGATTTAGTTTCGATGGCTTCCTGTTCATCTTGTAATCAGGATAGATGCTACGTCGTCGTTGGGACCCTCCACCTTCCCAAGCAACGTAGATCGCGCTGGGTTGTTGCTCTAGGACGAGCCTGCGCAGCGTCTTCAGGAACCCGATCGTTCCGCCCATCTGATAGCCGTGAGCAGACATCGTGGGATACGCTGAGTAAGACCTGAC